CTTCTTCCCCTGGCTAGACGGCTAGGGGGAGTTAGAGCCGAAAGGAGACCCTTATGGCGAAGAAAATCGTCGCAAGAACAGGTTTTACAGCTGCAAATGATGCAACTGATTTAAACCAAGTAGGAACTATTATGGATGATGCCTCAAATGGCAAATCATACAGATATGTTCAAGTAGAAGATCAGGCTTTAGCAGCCAATGATGTAGTCGAGTTCTCAGATGCTACTGGCACAGAAGTGACCAGTGATGTATCTGGAGGAGCTTCACTAGGTCGTGCTTTCGCAGGTGTAGCTGTCAGTACAATAACTGATGCTTACTACGGATGGGTGCAGATCAAGGGCTTAGCTACTTGTAAAGTGGCTGCCGATACTGCTGTTGTCGCAGGCGATAGAGTTGTAACTGGTACAGCTGATGGATGTGTTTCAAAATACACCGCCAGCTCTACTGTTGCTCAAAACGATACCTCTTTTGGTATGGCTTTAGCATCAGATACCGCTACTACTTCCACCGCTGGAACAGTGGCTGTTTTCATAGACGTGTAGTCATTGAAATTAAAGTCTGAGAAACAGGAGCTTGTAAAAGAGCTCCTGTTTTGTTATAAATAAGCTATGGACAAAAAACACATTGCTATCGGGTTGCCCACCCCACAAGAAGCTGATGTAGAATTTGCCTTTGGCAATCTTCCATCAATTATGGCTCACGCCAAGAAGTGTGGTTATAAAATATCCTTATCATATAAAACTGGTGTTCGTACTGACTCAAACAGAAATGCAATTCTCAATGATTTTTTAGAAATTAACGACTTGACTCACGTTTTATGGCTTGATGTTGACGAAGTTTACCCATTTGATATTATTCAAAAGTTGGTTGAAGCTGATAAAGATATTATCGGAACTGTTTACCATAAGAGAAGTAGACCTTATGATCCAGTTGTTTATATTAAAAGTGGCAATAAAGATTTACCTTATACGAGTGTTGATTTAAGTGGATCACCAGCAAAACCACTAGAAGTTGATGGCATTGGCTTTGGTGGAATGTTAATTAAGCGAGAAGTGTTTGACACTCTAGGTGAGGACAAGTGGGCTACTTATGGAAAGAACTTTCACATCCCTACCGCTACTACTCACAAAGAAAGCCACGATTTAATCTTTTGTCAACGCTGTCAGAAGCACGGCTATAAAATTTGGGTACATAATGGCGTTCAAGCCTATCACATATCAAAAAGATTGATTGGATTGGAAGAATATCGCCAGGCTCACGATATAAGTGATACATTGGCAGTCAGTGATGATAAAAAGCCGAAAATAGCCGTCTTAATGCCTTGCATAGATCGAGAACTTGGTTCTAAGGTGATAAAACAGCTATCTGACAATGCTGGTCTCGAGGCAGACTACTTTTTACTAATGGATGATGAGAGAGTCGGTTTTACTGCAAAAATTAACGAATTTGTTAATCACCATAAAGAAGTTTACGGCAAAGACTACGATTTCTATGTTTATACAGCACAAGATGCTTTTGGTGGCAAAAACTGGTTAACTGAGGCTTATAGCGAACTAGAACGTACTGGCAAAGGTCTTTTAGCTTTTAACGATAATAAGTGGAATGGTAAGTTGGCTGCATTTGGAATGGTAAGGGCAAGTTATAAAAAACCGTTCTTTGAATCCTGCTATCACACCCACTATGCTGACACTGAGCTGAGTGTTGCCGCAACAGTGGATAATCAAATTTGTTACAACCCTAAAGCGATAATGTTTGAGGTTGATTATGATAAGTCAGACAAAAAAGTGAATAAAGCAGATAAAGCTCTATTTAAGAAACGTCAAAAAAAGTATACCAATATAAAAATGTTTGAATGAAAAGAGCAATAATTATTGGCACCAGACCTGACCGCACTGAACAGTTAAGAAACTGCTTGGACAGTATAAACACTAATATTCCAATCATAACGGTTGATTGCGATGGCTATGAGGTGGGGAAGCTGAAGTGGGTTTTAGATAATACTGATTTAGATGAGTTTATTTTTCTACAAGACACTGTTGAGGTCAAAAATCCTAAGTTTATTGATATTGCTTTTGCTCTACCTCAGAGCGTGTCAATTTGTAATCACCCAAGCCTTTTTGGCTGTTATCTTGGAAAATATAAAAGAGCTATTTTGGAACAAATGGATTTGCCAGAAATTAAAACAAAATTGCAGTCGGTTGAGTATGAAATGCAGATTGGATTAGATTATGCCAAGTTTGAGAAACCTTTTCCATTGTTTGATGATTTGCACAATGTGGACAACTTTGTTGATAAGTTCGGTCATATGGTAATGAAGATTGAAAATGATTATTTAATTAAGTATAAGTCAGTTTGGAACAGGAAAATGTTGTGATAGGATATAGTGGAGGCTCTTTTTCAATACCGCATTTTGCTCACTATAATTTCTTTAGACTTTGCAAAGAGCATTGTGATTACTTAGTAGTTTCACTTAATACCGATGATTTTATTAAAAGTTATAAAGGGAAAGCTCCAGAGTTTAGTTATCAGCAAAGGGTTGAGATTTTATCTAAATGCCCTTACATTGACGAGATTATCCCTAACATTGGCGGAGCCGATAGCAAGCCAGCAATTCTAAGCGTTAATCCAGATATTATAATTATTGGTAACGATTGGCTAGAAAAAGACTACTGCAAACAGATGAAATTTTGCGCCCAATGGCTAACTGACCACAATATTGCCTTGCTTTATATTCCTCATACTGATGGAATAACTGCCACTCTTATTCGCTCCAAGTTAAACCTTTGATCCTTTTATATTTTATACTTTAGTTATAAGTATTAAAAAGGAAATTTTTATGTCCAAAATCCAAGATTTTGCCAACCAATTAGAGGCAGAAGTTAATGAGTTAAAGGCAAAATACAGCGACAAACTTGCTGAGCTGTCTTTAACAGAGAGCAAGATTGAAGCTCGCAATAAGAAATCAAAATCACGTGAAATTGAAGCTGATCTTCGTTTGGAAGATATTGCTGGTCGTGAGATTAGTGTGGAAAAGAAATTAGAGAAAATTCATACCGATGAAGAAATCTCAGAGAGACTCGAGGAAGCTTATCTCAAAGAAGAAGTTTCTAAGAAAACTCTGGCAGATGGCGAACTCAAATTAGCTGAAGCTAAATATCGTGAAGAAGAAATTGCCAAAAAACAATTAGCTCTCCAACAAGAACGTGGCGAATACAAAGCCAGGATCAAACAAGAGCTCGTTGATAGTATGTTTAAAAAATAAGGATTTAAATGTCTGCAACTGTTAATGATGTACTTCTTGACGTATCTTATAGGCGTGGAGAGAATTCAGTTCCATCAGGAAATGAACAATCACGAAGAATAAGATTTGTCGGGCAAGGTTATAGAGATTTATTGCGTAAAAATGATTTTTGGTTTTTAGTTAAAACCTATGCTGAGTCCACGACTGACGGTCAGGAGATTTATAGTTTACCAGATGATTTCAAGCAAATGTTTGAAGTTAGAGTGGATAGACTACTAAGAACTCCTCAGGCTGACAAAGTGGCTTTTAGTGTTGGTCAGTATCCTCCAATTACCTCTCCTTACTCAATAAACTATTTTAGTAGCAAATACTACTATATTTATGGTGACGAACTTCATTTGTTGCCTTATCCAAGCTCAACTCCTAGTGCAATTTCAGTTTCTTCAATTGTGGTTAGTGGAACGACAGCCACAGTTACTTGTGCTGCTGTTCACGGCTTATCTAACAATGATTACGCTCAGATTGCTGGTGCTAGTGAGAGCGAGTGTAATGGCTCAAAAAGGGTCACGGTTACCTCAACCCTAATCTTTACTTATACAGTTGCAACTGGCACTGCTAGTCCAACTGGAACGATCACAGCTACCTGGAATAATTTTACAATGAGATACAGTTACATCCCAACAGTCAGCTTTACTGCTGTCAGTGACAGTATTGATATTCCTGACCGCTATAAAGATGCACTGAGTGCTTATGTTTTTGGTAGATTAGCTCAGCTTGATGGAGAAAGAGGCGATGCTACTGACGGTTTTGATGAATACAACGACATTACTGATGAAATGAACAAAGAAAATCTAAGAAGGGCAAATATAGACACTCCGTTGAGTGAGTCAATGTGGTAATGAAAATATCAAATGCAAAAAATCCTACAAGAAAAGACGAATTTATTACTGGCTTTACTGGAGGACTAAACCTCTTTCAAGACGAAGCAGCTATTAAGAACGGTGAACTAACTGAGGCTAAGAACGTTACTCTTAACGTTGATGGTATCGAGCCGAGAGCTGGAACGCTAAATTACGGTGATGAGGACGGCACTAGAGTGCTTGGAGCTTTCCCCTACTATAAGAGCGATGGTACTCGTGAACTTTTGAGATTTGCAGCAGGGTCAAACGATAAGCTTCAAAAGTATGTGGCTGGAGTTCCAACAGATATTGGTACAGCCACTTTCGATGATGCTTCTCCAATGAACTTTGTTCAAGCTGATGATAAAGTTTATATTTTTAACGGAACAGATAATTTGACTTATTATGATGGCACAACCGTTCAAACTTACACTGCGCTGACCACTCCTGTGGGTTTAGCAATCACTCCAACAGGAACTTCTGGATCAACCACTTATTCTTATCGAGTGAGTGCTTTTAACAGTGTTGGTGAAACTTTAGCTTGTGCTACTGTTAATACTACAGCTGGCAACGCAACTCTTAACGCTACAAATTACAACGCTCTTGCCTGGACAGCCACAGCAAATGCCGTTGGATACAATATTTATGGTCGCTACGCTACTGGTCTTGGCGAAACTTATATGGGAACGGTTTACACTAACTCATACGATGACAAGGGTGGCGATGACCCATCACTTTCAATCTTACCAACCGAAGCTAATTCTACTCTAGGTATTATTGGTTCAATGCCAATCTTTGCTATTTCTAGAATTTTTGTTTCTGGGATTGAAGATGCAACTTCTCGCTTAGCTTTTTCTGGAACTGGTGAAAAAGTTGGTGATTTTGCTACTCCTGATTTTGGAGCTGGTGGTGTTGATGTGTTTAAGAATGATGGGTCAGGTATTACTGGCATCATTGGTTTTCAAGGTGGAGTAATTGTTTTTAAGGAAAATGCAGTCTATAAATTTAGCTTTACCTCTGACGGATATCAGCAACTTGAGGAAATTGTCAAAGGTTTTGGAGCTATCTCTTTTAGAGGAATTAGACACGTTGAGAACGACATTATTTTTCTATCAAGAAAAGATGGTCGTGCAGCTTTCTTTTCACTTGGAAACCAAGAAAACTATGTGGCTACTGTGTTACGAACAAATGAACTTTCTATAAAAATTGAGCCAATGTTACAAAACGTTGCGCTTGATTATATGAAGGACAGCGCAGCCATTTACTACAACAACCTTTATATTTGTGCTGTGCCTAAAAAAGGAAGCGAAATAAATGACAGAATTTGGGTTTTAGATACTCGTTTTGGAGCTTGGGTTTATTGGGAGGGATTTACTCCTAATACCTTCACGGCTTTTCTTGACTCTGATGGCAGTGAAAGTCTTTATTATGCAGACGAGGAGTCTGGTTATATGGTTAAGATGTTCCAAGATGACAGAAACGATAATGACGCCGCTATTGATGTTCAATGGGCAACAAAATCGTTTAATCAGGGGCAATTCTCTAAAACTAAACGCTACCATAATCCAACTTTTCAATTTAAAGAAGTCACTTCAAATTCAACTATTCAGGGATATATTTATCTTGATGGTGTGGAAAATGCAGCAGAGTTTACTGTTAGTCAGAAAACATTGGCTGGTGGTGGCTTTGGAGCTATTATTATTGGAGAAACACTTTTTGGTGATGCTCCACTAACCACAATTGATGATATTGGTGCAAGTGATATTCCTGTTGAGATTTATGACGTGCTTAGAGCAAGAGCTATCAAATACGTTTTTAGATCAAACAGTCTTAACGCTTATTTTAAATTTATCTCAGTAGTACATACTTATTTAATAACAGGAAAGAGACTAGATGATCGGTACAG